GATGCGGAAAAAGGCATTTTCGACCTCTACCTCAAAATGTGCAGTGCCGTTATTGGACTTGCGACCATTTATCGGATTGGAGGAGAGGTGAGCAGCTTTTACAAGCTCTTGGGATTTGTTGATTTCAGGCTTCTGTGAGCCAGTGGGCTGTACTTTATTCATAATTTTCTGTTCCATTTTTCGTCCTTGTTATCGAGTTTGATTTAGCTTTTACATTGCAGAATGAGGGTGGACGAAAGCACCAGAGGCAAATTTTTGGAGGAAAATACTCTGCCGCAGGTAGGAAGATTTTCAGCCAAAGCAGAGCCTAATTTGCAGGGTGCGTGTCTGCCCTAACTTCGCGATGTGAATAGCGTCCAAATCAAATCCCGATACAAGGGCGCCGGGAAAATGGATAGGAAATACCATAGACGTACAGCCTGCAGGATCATAGAGGCCGATGCGTGCAGAAATCAAGAAATACCAAGAGAAAATGAGTCAGCGATTGAAACCTTCCGGCCGAGACTCAAGGCTCGGTGCGCAGCATGAAAGCGCGACCTACAGGGTGACTCCATAAACAAAAAGGTCGCCCCCGGAATAACCGAGAACGACCATAGAGAGAAAGGAGAGAGAGGAGAATGAGTCACCCGTCAATAGCGAGGAGATAGGAGGCGAGCCATGGTAGCCAGCAGACAGCCACGCCTCCGGCCATAGTCCAGAGCCAATCCCATACGCAGAAATGGTTGCCTTTCATTCGGGAATCATGGAGTTCCTTAATGAAACCTACGATGGCGACAGCTACCAGTGCCACGGCCAACGACCACCAGGGCATGTGTGGAGGAATGTGAGCGAAGATTACGCCTACAAGGAGGGCTATCACAAGGCCCATTACGAAATGGAGCAACTTGTCGTAACCGCGTTTGTCTTTGCAGAGTGTCATTTTCGAGATTTGATTAGAAAGATTAGAAAAATGATGATTGCCGATAAAATCGAGAAAAAGACTACCCAGTCAGCGGGACGGAGAATATCATTATCAGTCCTGGTGTCCTTTGCGATGTCGGTAGAGGATTGAGCTGAAAGATTTACAGTCTTTTGCTCATCAACCGTGACCTGTTCATGTGAGGTATGTTCGGTAGTTTCCTTTGCCTTGGCGTTCTCGATGGTTATTGACTTGGGAGCGGCACGAGCGTCAGGGTGTACCGAGTCAGGAGGAAAAAACTCGACCTTAATTCCAGACAGCTCCAGCTCACGCGAGGCGGAAAGGAGAGAGAGGATATCATCCGCCATGTGAGAGTCATGTACCTCGTCGACTACAAGTGACGTCGTATCGGCGTATTGTGTGAAAGTCTGCCGGGAAGAACGGCACGAGCAGAGGGCCGACAGCAGTACGATTGAAAGAATGATTATAAGTCGCATAATTTGAAGGAGGGGCATGCCTTGTTTGCAAATTCGTAGTGACAGTGAACCTCGGCGCCGGGATATTTCTCTAAAAGGGCCGCGACAAGTTCGCGGAGAGCCTTTTTCTGAGCGGGAGTTCTGGTGTCTTTGGGAGTGTGGCTGCCATCGGCGCCCTCGCCTCCGACATAACTGATGCCGATAGAGCATGTATTCTGTCCGGTGCAGTGAGCACCTACGACAGATTCCGGGCGCCCTGCATGTATTGAGCCATCTCGATATATGACGTAGTGATAGCCGATATCCGAGAATCCACGGGTGAGATGCCACTGGCGAATCTGTTCCACTGTAAAGTCACGGCCTTCGGGCGTGGCAGTACAGTGAAGAATAATCTTGGTAATTGTACGGCGATACTGTGTAACACCAAGAGCTGCCCAGGTCTTTGGGCCGACGATTCCATCAGCTTTAAGATTTTTCTCAGACTGGAATACTTTGACAGCCTCCTCGGTGACAGGGCCAAAGATTCCATCGACATGTAAGGAAAGTTTTCCTTGCAGCAGGCGGACATCCTGACCTCTGCTGCCTAAACGGAGTGTCTGCATCATATCGGGATATTAAGTCGGCGCATGCGGGCCTGAAGAATAGCATCAAGGCTTGTCATGTGTTCGAGCTGCTGACGGATTAAAAACTGATCTTCGGGGTCAAGCCGATTAAAACGGCTCTGGTCATCGCAGAAAGCGCGAAGATTCTTGACATGCCGGGCATTGCGACTGTGCAATTCGGCGAGGCGGAGTTCAAACGGTTTCATTGGTAGAATTTTTAGAGGTTTCGCGGTCCCGGACAGTTTCAAGGAAGGCTTTGAGCTGAGAATTAAGGTCAATTCCCAAGAAGGCTCCTGCGGCGACAAGCAACATGCCGAATACCGTAATAACCGAGGGATGAATTTCACCCACAGGCGGCATATAGAGAGCCAACATGACAACGACCATACCGAAAACGACGAGCACGAAGGCAAGAACGGACTGGGCCGTCAAGTGTCGTTTGAAGGTTGATACTGATTGTGACATAGCGGAGAGAGGTTGATTGATTATGCCGCAAAGGTACAGAGGCACGAATGTACGGTAAAAGACAGGATGCGCTACATTACGCCGGACACGTCAGCGAAAGAACCGCCAAAATATGGGAAATTCTCACACCCGATATAGAGGGTGTCAAAAGCATCTGTGCCGTCCGTGCGCAATTCGAGTCTGTCATCTTCCGTCTCGGCAAGTTTTTCGCCGCTCTTATCTTTGTGGAATCCGGTTCGGCCACGAGTAACACCGGCAGACTGAATAGCGAGAATAAGGTCATCGTTATTCTGACGGTTGAAATAAGGCGTCAGACGGTTTTGACCTGCAAAACCATGGTTGATAAGGTGGTATTTCTCCTCATGTCGCATAGGATTACCGAGAGGTGTTGCTACTACGTGCCATCCGCGTTTTCGGAACTCGTCGATAATAGTGTGACGGAAATCGACGGAGTTGACGGCGTAGTTAGAACCGAGTGCTGTAGTATCATAGTAGAAAACCACTGTCTTACATTTGTGATGGGCGTAATACTGGCAGAACTCAGCCACGAGAGCCGGAATCTTCCTCTCATATTTCACATAGAAAGATTTGAGGACATTGAGTCGGCCAAGGCGTTCATCGGGCTGTCCGGCCACAATCCAGTTGATATTGGCATTATAGTCCATACCGATGCAGATTGGCCTATATCTGTCAAGATCGCGGTCGGCCCGGCAGTCGAGAGCTTCGGGCTGAAAGTCGAATCCGAGAGTGTCGAGGTATTCAAAATCGCTGTCGTTATACTTATGATCCTCTTTCATGGAGGAGTAGAAACCATCGCGCGCAATACCGATTTTCTGGCACATTATCGAGGTCTGAAACGTGAGCGGTGTAAGGTCACGTTTCATGTCCCTAAGGTATTGTTCGCCCAGGAGCTCGACGTTCTCAACCGAGGAATATTCCCGGTAGTAGGTGGCGACAGAGCGGAGCTTATTGATGTAGGCGTCAAGGCGGCGAAGATGGCCCCGGAGATAAGAGGGCGGCTCGACGCCCTTTTTTCTCAATTCGAGAATCTTCTGCTTTTGGCGCCATTGCTCATAAACGCCGCCCTCGATTGCCCGGATGATTTCCGGATTCATCTTTTTCTCATATTCGAGGAACCATGAACCTTTCTTACTCTGCGGCATATCCGAGAGAATCAAGACGGCATGATTGAATGAGTGGCGCGAGAAATGGGTCTTGATGCCACCATTCGCGGGGAATGTTTCCTCATGTAGCCGGACAGGGTCAATAAATTTGGCCTCGTCGATAAGGAGCCATGAGAGTGTAAGCGAGTTTGCGGCTCCGGTGCGATCCTGTGAAAGAATCACTGCCACCGAACCATTATAAAACGATATGACCTGCTCCCAGTCATGCGGTTCGGTGATAGGCTTTGCAAAGGACTTTGGCGGACGTCGGCCGACTACATAGTGAACTCCCTTCTTATATCCCCAGCGCTCCCATGCGGCAAAAAGGCCGGGGAGTGTGTTCGTGAGACCGTGTTTGAAAGTAGGCACCACGATACCACCGGTAGAGCCGGGCATGCGCTGCATCATTTTCAGCGTATAGGGAGCGGCGATTGAGTCGGTCTTACCGGTACGGCGCCCGGCCACAATTACGGTGGTACGGGCTCCGATAAGCTGCGCCATGAGCTGCGGGCGGTTGAAATATGTAGGCTTAGCCTTGGGATTGATTATTTCCATCGGAGAGAGGTGCAAAGAGTTGTTTTTCTTCAAGGTCGGCCTCCTCAAACTCCACATCTTCAATATCACGGAAATCCCGCGACAGCTCCTTTGTGAGCTTAGCGATGTGATTGTAGACATCGGGGATAGGTTCAAGACCGAGGACACGGACATCGAGAGTGGCGCAGAACGGTTGAATCACAATCTCGTCATAGGGCATGGTCATTTCATCCTCCATGTCGACGCGATTGTATTTGGCGTATGATGCGGCGACACGTTCCATAGTCTTAGTGTCCTTACGGGCCTTAGCCATCGCGTATGTTTCCAGGAACATCTCATTGGCGCGCGCCCTGTGGAAATCACGGGATTTCTGCGACAGCAGAGGCACGAGCTGATGGATAATGTTGATGTCTGAATATGCCGTTGACTGGGATACGTCATAGCGGGACATTATGGCATCGCGCAACTGACGGTCTTTCATCGACGGATTGGCAAGCCAATAATTATACATCTCGCGGAGGCGCATAACGCGCTCGGCGAGGGCCAAAGGATATTTTTCGCGGAGTTCATCCTCTGAGGCAAAGAGGTCGACCTTGCAGGCGTCAAGCGGAGAGAGAAGATTCGGCATAATAGAATGAATGGAGAATGTTACTCGTCATCTTCCATGTCGAGCAACGCCCGCTCTGACATTTCCAGAGCGGCAGGTGAGCCAACACGGGCAAGCATGGCCATCTGTTTACGGATTTCTATCTTCTGCGACAGCTTGCCCCGCAGGTAGGCTTTACGGGCAGGCGAGTCAGCCATTGCGATATCGCTCTTGAATTCCTCCTCCGGCACGTCAAGAGTAATGGCGATTTCGGTAGGAGTGATATAAAGAGCTGCCATCTGTTCAACGGTTGTCAACTGTTCGGCTGAATATATCATGGAAAGGCACGGATTGACGGGTTATTACATAATCGAGCTGTTGGTGCAGACTGTCAAACACTGATGTGTCAGTGGTGATAAACCCTGACTCATAGCGGTTGCCGCGAGTAAGGTTCTGCGACATCACCACAGCCACTTTCCATTCTTCGTTAGATACGAGAAGAATTTTCGAGTGGTTATCGGAGAGATAGCAGTTTTCGACAGTCTGAGCGATGAACGGCCACAGTTTGAGCGTCTTGTTTGTAGCCTTGAAATCGAGGACGATGTCAAGGGTGCGCACAAGGCCCTCCTTCTCGATGAAGAATATCCGTCGGAGAAATTCTTCGGAAATAGAGAAGGAGGTCATCTGCACGTCAGCAGGGCCGGTCTGAGAGAGCGTCCATTTGAGAATGTCCGCAACCTGGAGGGCATTGTTCAGATAAGCCTGATAGCCCTTTTCTGCGAGCGGAGATAGAATATCGGCTATTGATGTCGAGCGGTTCATCAGAGCAGTCCTGCAGCGGTCATTTTCTCACGGATAGCGACAGTTGGCGAGGCAATACGGGAGTATGTCTCGCGTATTCGGTCGGCCAAAGCATCACTTGGATTGGCAGGATCATATTTGCCGAGGAGCAGATGAATGACACGGGCCGCATTTCGAGAATCGGACCGGGAATCGGTGACGAGCTGCACAGCGGCGGCAGGTGTACCCTTTACATAATGGTCATAGCGATTCCAGTTCTCCCGATAGAGAGTATCGAGAGCGATGATTTCCTTAGCCCAGGGATAGCGGTCAGAGTCCGGGCATGTAGAGTTCTCCGGGGTAATCATCCGGAGCCGGACATGGCACTCGCGCATTTTACGGAGTATGTCGGCATTGTCGACATACAGCTGCTTGATTTCATCGGGCAGCTCGTCATGGTCGGCCCGTTTGCCACGCTGTAATTCGGTACGCTTGGAGGAGCCTTCCGGGTTGGCAAGCCCGCGAGCCTGAGCTATGGACTCAACATCGGCCATCATCGAGCGAACCTGTGCATGGGTGATTTCAGCAAGGCGCCCCTTGTAGATTTTTCTGAGATTATATTCGATAGTGTCAGCATGACGCGTTATATTGCGCGTGATGTTGGCATATAGAATTTTATTCCTGGTTATGCGGAGCAGGAGGTCAGCGCCCTCACGGAGATTGCGCTGTGATGGCTCTGTTTCAAGCCATTCCTTAATTTTCGGAGTGAGTTCGAGGTCAATCATAATTTGTTGTTTATACCGGCAACAAACAAGGTGTTCTTGCCGTGTTTCAATAAAAGCTCGTGCATCCCTTTTAGAGTAGATCCAGTGGTGACAAAGTCATCGAAAACTATGACGTTAGGCTCAGGGGGCAGTAGATTGAGGGTAAAAACCGCGTTGACACGCTGCCGCGAGCTGCAAAGGGCGACATCCTCGTAAAATGGGATTTCCAACTTTTCGTGAATCTGTTCACAGATAAGAGTGGCGAAATTATGCTCCTTATGCCGTCGTTTTGGCGATGTGCAGATACACCAGTGGCCGGAGGAGAGCGCGGGGCCAAGGTACTTAATGAGAAAGTCCGACACGGCCTCCGCAAAGTGCGGGATTTCAGCCGGGTCGGACTTTATCTCCGAGAGTGTTCTACCCATGAGAGATTTTTGCCAGAGGGACAGGAACCACAGTCCGGCTCGCGGTGTAATCCTTGGGCGAAAGTCGAAATTACACCTTGCCTCTGTGGACTTATCCCAGGCCTTGCGCTCCCGGACAGCGAAGATGTCACGACCATTAGAAAGAGCTCCGAGAGCCGGAGA